GCTTCACAAATAGTTATAGATATTTTAGGAAGTGTAACAGTACAAACAAGCTCAGAAAAATTTGACGGTGTTTTAGAGAGTATAAATTATAACAATACACAAAACGCAACAGTAACTATTAACTTTTTTGGAGATCGTAGTTATGAACTTGCTAATAAATTCATTTTACTATGCAAAAGCGAGAAAAAACACACACTTGAAAATATGCTAAAATTGAGGGTAGGAATACCTAAAACAATAACAGATGTGAAGTTGTTGACAGGTACACAATATAGTGAACAGTACGAAGTGGAGCTAAATATTACAAGCGTTGAAGATATAGATATAACAACGCTTAGAATAGATATAGCTCAAACTCAATTTTTAAAGGATTAAAATGCAAAGTATTAGTATAAACAATGTTATCAATGTAGCATTATTAGAGGGCGGTCGTTTAGCTGCAAGAGATAATGTTAATGTGGTGGGTGTTTTGACTTCAAGTCAAGATGTTTTAAACTCGAATGAGAGGTACAGGGTATACAAAGATGTAGCTAGTGTGTTGGCTGATTTCGGTACGTCTTCTAAAGTAGGGAAAGCTGCACAAACTTTTTTTGCTACATCTCCAAATGCGGTAAATTATGGCGGGCTTTTTGTTGTAGGTTACTGGAGAGGTAAAGAAGAAATTACAAACGCTTCAAACGCTACTTTGAAAAGTGCCGAATTAGCAGAGGTTACAGTAGTTAGCGAAATGCAAAAAATTGCAGACGGTAGCTTTACAATTGCGGTCGATGGTGGGGTTGAAATTGAGGCTACTGGGCTTAATTTCCAGAGTGTTGATAGCTTAGAGGATATTGCAAGCGTTATTGATACAGCTATTACAGGTGCTACTGTAAGCGTGGATAATCTAGGTATTGTTATCAAAAGTGATACAACTGGTGCAACTTCTACACTTACTTATTTGGACGAGGCTACAAGTGGAACGTTTATTGGTAATATTCTTAATCTAGCTGAGGGAACAGGTGCTGAACTTACTCAAGGTGCTAATAGCGAAACACTTACACCTGAAACAAAAGTTGAAGCTATTACACAATTAAAAGCTTTAACTAATCTTTATGGTGCAGTATTTTTAGACAAGCCTACAAGTGCAGAAGCTAAAGAGTTAGCTACTTGGTCAAAGGCCAACAATGTGCTTATGTATGATGTGTTTAGCTCACCTGACAACCTAAAAAGAGAGACGTCTAATGTTGTTTACGATATTGCATTAAGCGGTTTAGATACCTACAGAATGTTATATTCTAAGGTAGCAAACAGACAATTTGCGGTTGCTTATATGGCAAGAACTCACACGGTAAATTTCAACGCTGAAAATAGTGCAAATACTATGAACTTAAAAGAGCTACCAATTACGCCTGAAGAGTTTAGCCAAACCGAAGTTGATGCTTGTAAAGCTGTAGGACTTGATATTTACACAACTATTAAACAAACTCCAATTGTTTTAACTAGTGGCAAAAACGGTTTTGTAGATTATAGATATAACCTTATTGCTTATAAAGATGCAATAGAAACAGATTTATTTAACTTGCTTAAATCTACATCTACCAAAATTCCACAAACCACCAGAGGCGTTAATCAATTAGTTTCACAATGTGAAAAAACAACAAGAGGTTTTGTGAGAGCTGGAGTTTTCGCACCTGGCACTTGGACAAGTCCGGATAGTTTTGGAGACTTAGAAACATTTAAAAGAAACATAAGCGAGTTTGGTTTTTACTTCTTAGCGGGTAGTCTAGCAGAGCAACCACAAAGCGATAGAGAGGCTAGAAAATCGCCTGTTATTCAAGGTGCTGTGAAAATGGCTGGAGCAATCCATCAAGCTGATATTATTATCAACATTAATAAATAAAGGATAGAAAATGGCAGTAATTACAACAAACAACGCAACGCTAGAACTAAACTCTAGCATTAATGGAGACCATCTTTTCACAAGTTTCATAAGTGGGGACATTTACGAAATAGCACCCGTAAACGATAGAACATCGCATATAAACTCTACAAATGGTGGAGTATCTCTACAAAAAAGAGAAGACGGAGGAGTACATACTTTAACATTAAGAGTGCAAAAAGGGAGTGATGATGATATTTTCTTAAACTCAAATCTAAACGCTGATGGTGTAGCTATTTTTAATGGCTCTTCTAAAGAGAATATTATTAAAGATGGTGTTGAACTGGTAGAAACTTGGGCTTTGGAAAATGGAACTATCACCTCAAGTCCAACAGGAACTAAAAACGACCAAGACGGTAACGCTCTTTGCGAGTATGTATTAACTTTTAGAAATGCTGAGAGAAGATTATAATGGAAGCATTAGAACAATTAAAAGCTGTTTACGAAGATAAGAAAGCATCTATAAACGGGCGTGATTATGAGTTTAAACCTATGACGCATCGGCAAAGACGTTCTATTTTTGCTTATTATACAAAAGTAGCAAAACAGATTGAGGGAGGGGATTTTAGTTTTTTAGATACACAGGAGTTTAGTAAGATAGAGGCTCTTATGTTCACCTATATAACATATAATGGTATTCAATTATCTAAGCAAGAAAATCATTTCGATAATGAAGAGTTTGAAGCTGATTATGTTATATTGGTAGCTACAGCATTGGGGGTAATTAGTTACCCTTTTTTGCGAGGAAAAGGTGGGTTTTAAATATCCCGCTTGTTTATGAAAATAAGCAATATATAAGGGAAACTAATTTAAGCGAGGATATGATGATTTACTGTATGCTTAGTAAGAAAGGCTATGGTAGCATTAAAGAGTTGTTTGAATTAGATACTGAAGACTTGCTTGACATAGTAGAATATGAACAAATATGTCAAGCGATAGAAAATTACGAATATGAAAAGGCTAGGGGGAAACCTTAGCCTTTCTTCTAATAAAAAATCCCCTTAACTCAATATGATATAATAAAAACAAAAAAGGCCTAGTATGGCAGTAGTAAACGAGCTTGTGACAAGGTTTTCTTTCCAAGGTTCATCAAAACCACTAACTAATTATAACGAAGCGCTAGGAACGTCCATAAAAATAATGGCTAGCTTTGCTACAGCTACACTTGCAAGCGCTGGGACTTTTGCTGGATTTGTAACTAACATAGCTAAGAGTTTTGACCCACTTACACAACTCAGCAGAACAACTGGCGTGGCAGTCGAAGAAATGCAGAAATTAGGTTTTGTAGCATCTCAAAACGGCTCTGATTTAAACGCTGTAACTTCATCTTTAGAAAGTTTATCCGCAAAAATAGGTGAAGCCGCGCAAGTTGGAAGTGCTGAATTTGCACGATTAGGTATATCTGTAAGAAAAGCCAACGGAGAAGTTAAAAAAGCTGATGATGTTCTTATGGAAGTCGGGCAAAGATTTAGAGAAATGGGATTAAGTAGAGCTGAACAAATCTCTTTTGCTGAAAAGCTAGGAATTGATAAAAGCTTAATACAAACTCTTAATCTATCTAGTGAAGCGATGAACAAGCTTAAAAAACAAGCTGAAGATTTAGGAGTAGTTACGCAAAAAGAAGCTAATGCTATGGCAGATTTAACTGATAGCGTAACGGTTTTGAAATATGGCTTTGATAGCATCAAAAATAGTATAGCAGTAGGTTTTGCTCCAGTATTGCAAGAGTTAGCAGAAAGCTTCACTGAGTTTTTAGGGAAGAACAAAGAGCTAATAAGCGAAGGATTGCAAAAAGTAGGAAAGTGGATAACTACACTGGCACAAGCTATAGTAAGATTAATGCCAGTCATTACTGGAATAGGGTTAGCTTTTCTAGCTTTCAAAGTTTACACATTAGGGCTTAGTGGTGCTTTAGCCTTATTGTTTAGCCCAGTAACACTAATTATCGGAGGTATAACAGCACTGCTTTTTATAGTAGATGATTTAATTGTAGCATTCAAAGGTGGTGAGAGTGTAATAGCTAACTTTTTTCAAGAATTTTTTAGTATTGATATAGTACCAATATTACAAGATATAGTTGATAATTTTAATAAACTTAAGGATGTAGCTTCAAGTGTTTTGAGTTTTATTGGTGCGTTGTTTAGCTCGACTTTTACACAAATAAAAAATACATTTAAGATGTTTACAGGGCAGATCAGTTTTAGCGATTGGATAGACGAAACAATAGCAAACTTTCAAGGGTTATTAGACCCGATTAAAGCGGTATTTGATAGCATAATGGGATATATTCAACCTATCATCGATGGAATAAAGATGATTACTGATTTCAAAATCCCGAGTCTTAACGATATTGGCTCAGGAATAAAAGATACAGCATCATCAGCTTTAGACAGTGCAAAAAGCTGGTTTGGTTTTGGGTCTGATGAACAACCACAAATTGAAGCCCAAAGTATAGCTATGCAACAAATACCGAACTTCGGACAGCCACAAGCGCCGCAAGTAATTGCATCAAACAACAGCGTGAGCCAAGATGTTAAAATTGAGATAAAAACAGATGACCCACAAGCTGCTGGGCGTAGTGTACAAAATAGCCTTAACGAACAACTAAGAGATGCACAATACCAGCTAAAAAGAGGTGGAATGTGATACAAGATTATCTACAAGCCAACAGTGACAGCACCAACAAACTTGAAGAGATTGGAATTGGTGGGTTTAAACTGTTTGCTAAAACTAGGGAAACTACTAACTATGTATCTCAAGCACCTACTACTTATCTTGAAGATGGAAGTTTTGCGAGCGACCATATAGTTTTAGAGCCTTTGACTATTGAAATTGAGGGAAGCGTGTCTGATGTTTATGTTGAACGAAGCACCCAATCAAGATTATTAAATAGAAGAACTGAAAACCTAATCGATACAGGGTTGCAAAAGCTACCTAGTACACAAGCTGAAATAAATAAAAAAACAGCACTTCTAGAAAGTTTGCAAAGTGAATACCAAAGAGCAGAAAGACAAATCCAAAACCCATTAGGCGAAGTTGGAGATACTACAAACGACAACCTAAGAGAGCGATTTATAGAAGCCATGGAGAGGTTGTATTATGGAAAACAATTAGTAAGTATAGATACAGAGTTTAGAAAATTTGATAATATGAGAATAACTAACTTAT